GGTCGTTGGGTCGTTGCCGATACCCACATCCAGAGCTCTGCTCAATGTTTCGCCAGAACCGATCCGGTTCCGGAGGGAGGAAGCTTCTTAGCCTGGGGGCGAAGAAGGTTCTCTACACCATGTACAGGGTGTACGTATCCGGGGTGTAGAAGTTGGTGAATGTCAAGCGTGGTATTGCACGCGCCAAGAGCCTTAACGGCGCGGACAGCTTTGACAGAGTACACCCCCGAGCGGATCGCTGGGGGGGGCAGGTCGGAGACCAGCGAGGGGGGCGCATGGTACATTCCGAGACCGAAGTCATCGCCAACGGCGAAGATCATTGAGACAATGCCTAGTTCACCGGTAGACTGGACAATGAACTGCTCATTCTGTTGGGACGGAGGGAGCGAGTTCTTCGGAGAGGGGTGGAAGTCAACACCCATGTAGGGGACGAAGTTGTAGTAGGGAACATCAGCTTCGATGTGGGGGACTTCACGGATGTCAGAGAATGCTCCACCGGCAGCAAGGGTGCCGTTGGAGTTGGGTGACGTGATCGAGAAGAAGACCAGCTGTCCAGTTGAATCAGGACTGTAGGCCTTCACGCGATGAGCACCACGGCGGATCAAGTAGGGGAGAGCAAGAAACGCGTGGTTGCGAAGGGCAGCTACTTCGTAATCGCCGCCGGTATTGGTGTAACCGAGGTTGAAGAAGTAGTTTCCAAACCAGAACTTTTGGGCAACAAGTCCGGTAAGGATGATTCCATTCTCAAAGCGGCGCATGAGCTCAACGTTAGTACGAAGCTCGTCAGCGACGCAGATGTTTTCCTCACGGCCGCGTGAATGGGAAACGAGGCCAGGGAAGGGCTTTGCGAAGATCTCACGGATCGCCGACTGCTTCTTAAACGCAGCCGAGACTTCGGAGAACTGGACCTTGTAGTTACCAAGGTTCTTGTCGCAAAAGCGCTGGGGGGCAGCCAACTGGAAATCCGAATCTCCTGCAACATAAATGGTGTAGTAGATCGGGGAAGCAGTGGTGCCAGGAGCAGCACTAATCGGGTTCATCAGGACGACGTAAAGAAGCCCTGTAGGGATGATGCCCGAGTAGAGCGGTTCAGTGGTGGGCTTCCAAGACTGGTGCCAAAGGAACGGCACAGTGAAGCCAACCACAGTGTCTCCGACGACGTCGAAGACCTCACCATAAACGTCGGCATAGTTGTCCGACGAAGGAGAAGGCGAGGTTGTGCTGGGGACGAAAAAGACGCCCACCTTTGCAGAGACGAACTTCGACGCGCTGAAAAACATGGCATAGCGAAGACCGCCACGCCAGAGTGCAGCTTTCTGACACTCCCAAGCGAGGGGAGTCATCACAAACCGGAAGTTGGTGCCAACCGGCTTAGAAAGCGTGTAACAGGGATCCACAGGAATGGTGGTGATGATGGTATCTTGGGTTGCGGCAATGGAAATGCTGCCAACCTCAAGGTGTCCAGGGCGCTCGAGAGCAGCGTGGATGTCACCCATCGGATCGCCACCAATGATGTCCGCGTCCATAGAGACGAGGGACTTGTGGGAAAGGGCCATTTTCTGGCCCTTGTCGTCGCCATCCGTAATGGTCAAGTTGTCAAAGGTACGCTTGACCATTTGGTTAGCCGTCTGAATAGACGTCACACGGGAGGCGAAGAAAGGGAGGATTTTCGCGATAGGACCAAGAGCGTCCTTCGCGAATTGTCCAAAGGGCTTGAGGATGCCGCCAATGGGACCGAGGATATCGGTGACAATGGAGGTAGCCGGCTGGACAATGTTGCGGGCCGAATTAACGACGCCGCCGACCGTGGAGGTGGCAAGGTCGACACCGGTGAGGATGCCTTCTTTGCCCTTCTCCGCGGCCTCCTTAAGGGAGGACTGCTTAGTCACACCCATAAGGGGGGGGATAACCGCTTCAGTGTCAGGACCAGCGAGCTCAGGGTTCTCGAGCTGCGCAGTGACAGTGATGCTAAGGGTACCAGGAGCGGTGCCACTTGCAGACTGGAGCGGATGTTCGACAAAAATGACGAACGTGCCGAGCGAGGCATCTCCGGCGAGGTCGGAGAGCTGCATCCAGTGATTCGGGTGTTTCCAAGGGAAGGAAAGACTCAGGGAATCAGAGGAGCTTGCAGAAATGAGATAATGCTCGGCATTACTGCAAGAGTCGTAGCTCGCGCGCCAATCAGCAGAATCATTGCAGAAGGGCACAAAGCAAACCATGAGACGACCACTGTTGAAGGAAGTGGTGTTCATCTTGATCATCAGCTTGATTCCAGAACGGAGATAATGCTGACCGGTCAAGCGGTTGCGGAGCTGGGGAAACGCGGCCATAACAGAAAGGAACTGGTAGGCAGCGAGTTGAGTCCCGGTCGGATCACCGGGAGACCAGGTCAAAGTCTGAATCTGGTAAGGACGGCTCAACGCCTTAAGAACCTCTGCACGAGGGAAAGGGTTGGCAAGAGAATGGATCTTACCCAACGGCCTCTCAGTGCGCTCAAGAAGGAGCGTCTGATCGGCGAAGGTGGTGAGACCATCCGTGCGAACAAGGGGGGGAGCCTCTTGCTCACGAGAATCGGCGCCTCCAACGGTAGTTGCTGTCTTATCGGTGGACGGGACAGTGAGTTGGGAGACACCAGACTGGTGACGAACGTCAAACATGGGGCCCTGGATGGGCACCACGGACTCGCCGTACGCTTTCGCGCGGGCGGTGTCGAGTTCGTCGTAGGTCAGATCAATGGTCTGAGCCCTGGCCGTAAAGAGAGCGTTGTTGAGGCGGGTTTTGGCCTCCTCAAAAACGGTGCGGCCATAGCGGAAAAGCTCACGAAGAGCTTGCTCAGCATTGATTGAGGCGGACTCGAGGAGAGTGTTACTCCCGACGGCCACCCAGCTGTACTGGTCAGCAATCCCATCCGGGGTAAGGAGGGAAGCGTACAGCCCGTTTCTCATGCGATGGGGAACTCGCTTGAGGAACAGAGGGGCGTCCAAGGGGGCAGAAACAGCATCCTTGGAGGCGGTGGTGCAATCCAAACCGAGACGGTGGCCAAAATCGGCAACGTCTTGGTTGAAAAGCGGAAGGTGAACTGTGGGCGAGGCAAAGCCCATGTCGTCACCTTGGGAAGCACCAAAGAGGTAAGTGCGGATGTGGTGCGAACGGTTGGGGATACCGTAAGCCTTGCACACTTCAATGGCGGCTCCAACGACGAGGGCGCTGGAGACTGGGTTGTTACCCATAGTGGTGGCGGTGCTACCAGAGATCATACCTTGGTAATGGAAATAAACTTTGTTTCCAAGGAGATCGTAGGTGATGTAACGGGTGGCTGAAGCCGCGCGGACGGCGCGCTCAGCGACATCGGGCTCTTCCTGAGAGAAGAGAGCACGGCCAATGGGGACCATGTAATGGTCATCGACAGCAGAACAGACGGTGAGGCCTTGGTTCGTGTCGAAACGCTTGATGTCGAGGAAAATTCCCTCCTTGTTGTTGGACAGGAGGGCATTCCAGAAGACATGGCCAGCATAGGAGTTGGGATCAACCCCTAGCATAGTCCAATTAAGAGGGGCTCCTGCGACGAGCAGGGCAGTGATCGGACTGAGGATACGGCTTGAGGCGACGGTAACGTACACGTCGGGACAAGTTGTGAGGCGGGTCTCTTTGGGAATGAGACCAGGAGCAGGGTGCCAACCCGCTTGGTAACGACGCTCACAGGAGGGGGCATAGTCAGCCTCCTCCTCCGTGATGTTGCGCAGAGGACGCTTTTCGTCCTTGGGGCTCTGTTTGGAGAACCCAATGGGGACGTTACCAGACAGCATGGTCTGGAAAACTTCCTCCGCGCGAGCTTTGTGTTCGGGTTTCCAATCCCAAACATTAGGAGCAAGCTCTTGCCAAAACTCTGATTTGCGCTGCAGAGTTTCGTAACCTACGACATAGCCGCAGGATTTCTTTCCGTCTAGGCCAGGGATTCCGAATTCGGGGACTCCGGAAATGGCCTCTGAGGAGGTGAGGAAACGACGAGGGACTTTCGCGTTCTTGGCGGCATCGAGCACAGTAGAGCTCAAGATGTCGAGGGCCTCACAGAAGGTTTGGAGATCCTTCTCAGCAGGGACGGGGACACTCGGGCTAAACTTGGACATAGCCCGATCGAGATCACGCATGAGCGCGGGAACTCGCTGGGACGAGGGCATTTTCACGCCCTGACCCAGGTCCATGCCGACAAGGGTGTCGGCAATGGGTGACTTGCGAATCTTGGACTTCGTTTGGACAAAGCCCGGGATGGGAAGTTCGGCAAAAGTGGAGTGGTGCTCGAACGACCCGGTGAACGTATCATTCACCTTGAAGGTCACAGTTGGCTTATAAGAGGGAGACTTATGAAGCCAGGGGAAGACTGATTTGAGGGCCTGGAGGTCCTCAAATGTGACGACAGTGGCGGTTGCGCTAGAGGTGGGGGCAAACCAGCCATTGTGCATCATCCCCCACCAGCTAGTGCAGAGGGCACCAGAAAAGGAGGAGGGAATGACGGCTGCTCCACAGTAGCCGTCGTGGCATTCGACGCCACCAGAGAAGACTAGCGCTTGGCTCGTCGTGCCGTCGGTGAAGACGACATTACGGTAGCGCTGAAGGCTTCCGTAGGGCTGGCGGACGAATTCCACATCAGTGGCAGACACGATCTTGGGGGCTGGTTCGAGTTGAAACTCGACCTTGCCTCCGCGAACATAGGAGAGGACAGTGTCTGACCACTGTTGAACGGGGATGTCCGTGCCATGGATAAGGTTCTTTTCCATGTCACGGAACATGAAGCCGGGAGGGAGCACGATGAATGCGGCGTCCCGGCCAGGAATGGGTAACCACTGGACTTGGGTTCGGTTGTGTTCATCGAGCCCACCACTTTGCTTAAACTCAAAGACAATTTTTTGGGGAGCTTCGAGGACAAAGTGAGTGATTCCATCGAGGGAATGGAGTGTGGTAGCAGCGATGCGGCCACAGAGTCCAATGAGGTCAAAGTGAGCGGCTTTTGTGCCACGAATTCCAATGACGGCTCGCTGATTGTGCTTAGCGGTGTTTAGGCGCTGAGCCATAGGCGAGACATCAGGGGCAGGAACGGTGGTAAGCCGGTCAACCGCAGATTGGTGCTCTGCGGGAAGGACAGGAGACTGGGAGAAGGTAGCAGTGGGAATGCTGATCTTCTCAGAGCGTTGAACGCTAGAAGTCTCCGAGTAATACTGATGGCGGTATTTCTCAATCGCCGGCCCAACTATATTGTAGAGGGCCAGACCCACAGCGGCGACAGCGAAGGCTGCATACGCCATTGTGGGGAGCGAGTAGAACCAGGAGGTTACAGTCTCGCGCAACGACTTGATGGACTGGAACAGCCCACGAAGCGTCGAGAGGATGATGGTATTCTGGGTATTATACTGGCGGCAGCCAGCAGCCCAGATGGCACGAAGGACGTCGGTGCCCTGGAGAATTTCTCCAGAACGATCATCGGGGTGGGAGCAAGCGAGTCCGTGTTGGACACAGAAACGCTGAGACGACTGGTTGAGGACATAAACGCAGTCGTGAAGTGTTGAGATAAACACCTTCGAATCGGACTTGACAAAATTGGAGGAATCGTCAGAGGTCCATTTCTTCGCAGGAATGTAAGCGAAGACGGGCGCATTGACTGCGTCTTTCGGGGGGAACATCTCTTCACAGAGGTCACCAAAGTCTTTAAAGCCGTGGTGGGCGGCTAGAGTCGAAAGCGATTGGAAATTCGCTTCCTCGTCGCGCTTACCGAGGTTGGCAAGACGGGCATTGGCTTCTTCAAGGGTGTAGCCAAGCTTGTCGAGCTTGAGGTCGGTGCGCAGAGATTCGGTGATACGAACCTGGTGACGAGGTTTGAGGGAAAACGACTCAGGGCGGGGGAAAGACGGGACTTCGATTTCAGCGAAAGTCGCGGCGAACTTTTCGGCGCCTGCGAGACGGTTCTGAAGGAGAACAGTATTCGTCTCAGCTTTCTTTTCAACAGTGGCTTTGAGCCAGGCCATCACTTGGGGAGCAGTGAGGGTCTGGTTGCCAGTCTTGAAAGTGAGCGAGGGGTAGGGATACTCCTCGCGAGGATTGAACTGTTCGCCAGGGGACGAACAAGAGAGTTCAAAGTGGGCGTCGAGGCGGCGGTTAAGCGCCTCTTGGTTGATGACGCCCTTCTGGAGGGACATCACATTGGCGGTGAAGCCCTGGACGACGGGACGAAGGTAATCGTCCTTGGCATCGAGAGAAGCACCTTCACTCTGAAGAGGAGTGGTGCTGTACGAGTTCAAAAGGTACTGAGCTTGGCGCTCATTTGCCTTAGGATCTTGAGAATTGAAAATCTCGTTGATCACAATGAACTTCGCATTGGGGGAGGGGCGGGAGCCAAAACCGTCAAAGTTCTCGAGCAAGTGGACCCACTCGGAGGGATCTCCAGGCCAGTGGAGAGCCTTTCCGAGAATGATGGGAGCAGCTTGCAGGAACTCACCCTTGCCACAGCCGGGAGGGCCTGAGACAAGGATATTGACGGGTTGGGGGCGGGAGGACGAAAGCTCCGAAGCCTGCGCGTTGTTGGAAACGTAGGCGATGGAGGTCTCGAGAATCTTCGAAACGGCCGCGACGAAGCGCGGATCCGATTCGGGAATGGTCTGATACTCAAGCAGTGCGGCCGAGAGGTCTCGGCGGAGAACACGCACTGAAGTGAGCATAGCTGGGGTAGGAATCGACGTAGTGTCGATAAACCCTTGGAGCGCAGTGATAATGCGCCGAACTTTAGCGGCAGCTTTTTCCGCTTCGTTCTGGAACAGGGGTTCGCCCATAGCCGCTTCGAAAAGCCAGTTGATGGCATAGCGGATGAGGGAGAAGATGAGCGTGAACATGCTCGTAGCATTCTTAGCGGCAGAAAAGGTCTGGTTGACGAGGAACAACCGATCTTTCGTAAGAAGAGGCTTGTCGGTGGCAATTTCACCACCGAAGACGACTTTGACGAGCTCAACGACGCTCGTCATAAGGGTCTCTTGGTCACCTGAGGAAAAGCCAGACTGATGGGTGGGCTCTTTCGGCAAGATCACGTGAATAAATTGTTTTACGATGATGCTAATGGCAGCAACCATAGAAGCATAAAGCATGTTTCGAGAGGTGACAAGTTTGGTCCAGTACATTAGACCAAGACCGGCATCGATAAGGAGGGTCATGAGGAAGCCATCGATGAAGGCTTCGATCAGAGCGGAGACGACAGAAATATACTTCTGGTCGACTCCGGCGAACTGGAAGGTGCTACCAAAGAGCGAGAGCTCAATGGTGGGGACGAACTTCTTGAGGTACTCAAGAAGAGCACCAGCGTTCTTCGTGATGTACTCACGGGCCACATTTCCAGCATTGAGGGTAGCAATGCCGGCGTTCTTAAGAGGGTCAAGAACGTAAGTGCGGAAGGAAGTGGAAGCTTCGGTGGAGACTTGGTCTCCATCCTTGAGCTCTTCGTGTTCAATCTCGATGGTTTTGCCATCGCGAATGACACGGACTTTGCCCTGGTGCTTAGGAACAGCGCCAGGGTTGGAAAGAATTAGCCGAATCATGGTACAGTCGGCCTTGGAGAACTCGCGCGATTTCAGAAGTTCAGAAAGCGCGGTTTGGATCAAGGTGTTCGGCTCTAAGTACAGAGCCGAAACGGGGACGGTAGGAACGGGGCCAGAGCCATTGAGACAGCTCTGGATAGGGGGGGCGGGAGAGAACTCGCCCGAAGGAAGGTTGCTGAGATTGATGATCTCAGGCTTGGGTTGGATGGCCGGGCGGGACACGCCAGCGGCCGATGGCGTCTTTGAGGAAGAGGCCATAAGAGTGGATGATTTCGCGATAAAAATCAAACGGTCAACAAAGGCAGCACAAGTGGAAGAACGGTGGACACGTTCGATCTTTATACTGACTTTGGGGGGTGACTCTACGTCAGATGCTAGTTCTGAAGTCCGGGTGTCGAGGCCGGACGTTCTCATTCGCGGGAAGCAGGACCGCAGATCATCTCGGGTTTCGTGTGGGATGAGACTCACGAAACTTCGGTATTTACGAATAGGGTGACCTTCGTGCGGTTAAGCACAAGGGCCACCCGATCCGGCCAGGTGGGGACTGCCCCATCTGGGGGCTATTTCTAGCGGAAGTACTAGCCCAACTACATTAATTAAGTCGGGTATTTTTGGGTGCAATCAGATGCGCTGTGAGCAGCATAGGAAATACGATTCAAGGTCAAGCGATAGGCTGGGGTTAGGCCAGCGTGTCATTGAGACGCAATAGTCTCGGGACAGGCGCTAGGTTGAATTTCTAACTTTTGCTAACTCACGGTTAGGTGAGAGCTTGGGGGGTAAGTAGGTCGAGGACAACATCACTAAGGGGGGAACAGTGATGGACGACGTAAAAGGTACAGATAAATAGGGGGTAGCTAATAGACACTTCTAATTGAGGAGAGTAAATATTCTCATAAGGAGCAATATTGGGTGTAAAATAGAAGGTTGGATAGGGGGGGAATATTTGAAAGTACCAGTTCCGTAGGACTGGGGTCCTTCCTCCGAACAACTCCGTGGGGTTGCGGGAGGATCGCCCATACAGTTGCGTACAACTGAGTGGAAGATGTCTTAAAAGAGCGGGGCCTTTTGGGCCCCG